ATATTTATAGGAATACTTCTTTGTTCCAGCTTTTTTTCCTTCACCACTGCTGTAAAAATGGTAGGTATCTTCCTTGATCCATTTAGTTGAATCAGTTACCAGAGTTAAATCTACCTTTGCGTATGGAAGAATATATGACTTCATGTCTTTTTGGTTTTTAAAGATATTGCACTCTATATAGTAGTCATTATAGAAGAGTTTTCCTTTGACATTGCTTACGTTATCTACATCAAATATCTCAACGAGTCTATTTAGAGCACTGTAGAAGTCTTTTTGATTTTGGCTAAAGATATCTACACTAACCTTTTTCGTTTCGACATCACGATAAAAGCGTGTGACCCTTCTATTTTCAGTTTCATATGACCACTCAAAGTTAAAAAAGTCAGTTTCTTCAATATAATAAGGAACACTTAACAAATCTATTTGCTCATTGTTTGAATTGACATAATATACTTTCATAAATGCTCCTTTCTAAATAATTCTGGCAAATTCACGCTTGTCTACTTTGAAAGACATTCCACTGTTTTTAATTGCTTTAGCAGTTGAATTTCCCATCTTATCATAATCAATTTTTAATTCATTTGTGACATTACTTTCAAATGCTGTTTGTCTTGCGATATCAAGATTTGTTTTCAGTTCGATATCATCCAAATTGAAGTTTATGATACCATTCAAGTCACTTGTCATTTTTTCAAGTTCTTTGTTCATAGATTTTTGAGCTTTTGGCATGGCCACTTCAAAACCTACCGCAATACCTGGTGGTAAGAATTTACCAATGGCATCTCTCATGACTTTTGAAGGTGAATGAATGCCAAAGAATCCTTTGATACCATCTACAACACCATTTGCAAAATCGCCAATCTTGCTAAGCAACCAGTCTTTTGCATTCTTGATACCGTTCCAGATACCTTCCACGATATTTTTACCAATATCTGCCATTTTACCAGGCAATCCAACAAGAGTATCAACAATACCATTCCATAGTGATTTGGCTGCTTCAATCCCTTTTGAACCCATCTTGACAACGAATTCAGCAACCTTTCCAATAGCATTTGACAATACGTTCCAAATTTGCCCAGGTAATCCTGTAACAAAACTGATGATGCTTGATACAAAGTTTGACCCTGCTTCATATCCTTTGGAAATCAAATTCAAAGCAAACTCAGCTACTTTTCCTATGATATCAGTTATGTATGTCCAAAATTGACCAGGCAACTGAGAAATCCAAGAAATAAAACCTGTTACGAAATTTGGAACATCAACCGTTAAAAATTCAACGAATTTAATTCCTAAGCTAACGATAAAACCAATTATCGAACCAATCGCATAGCCAATGTTGTATGGCAACTGATTGAAAAATTCGATTGCTGAGCTTATAAATCCTGTTAATATTTCAATGAAACTGTCAAATGCTTGCGGTATCGTTTCAGTAAAAAATGATGCAATTGATTCTCCAAGCCCAGAAAAAAATTCAACAATCGTTTGACCGATATTGCTGAAAGTCTCTACAAGCGTGTCAATTGCACCTGGTATCGATTCAGTAAAGAATGAGACGATTGTATCTATCACAGGCCCGCATGTTGATGTTATAGAATTCCATAGATTTATCCAGAACGACCTGAAACCATCGCTTGTATTCCATAAATAAAGGAATCCAGCTACCAAGGCAGCAATAGCTGCTACAATTAGGCCGATTGGATTCAACCTCATTTCGCCATTTAATAGTTTCTGCGCTAATGCTAATCCCTTGGTTACTCCTTCGGTGAGAAGAACTATTCCTTTGTAAGTAGCAAGTGCTGTTGCTACAGTAAGAATAACAGCTGATAATGGTGTAAAGTTATCAAGTGCAACTCCTGCTACATCATAGAACAAATCACCTAAAGGCTGTAACTGATCTTTGACCTTTCTAACTTTTGATTCCAATTCTTGCATTGGAGTCGTTGTTTCATCAGCAAACTGTTGTCCTTTTCCTGAAACATCATCAAAAGTAGTTCCAACGCTATTCAACGCTTTAGCAAATGTAAGATTGGCATCTTCTCCCATTGTACCGAAAGCAGTAGCTGACATTGTCAATGCTTTTTGTTGATCATCACATTTAGTAATGTCACTTACGATACTGTCGATAACATCCTTTTGAGTGGCCTTTCCATCCTGCCAAGCCTTGAATGTCTTTTGTGTTTCGCTTGAAAATGAACCTAGAGCACCCTCAATAGTTCCATCAGCTAAACGAGTAGTTACTTCATTGATGGCATCATTTACCTTATCTAGGTTATATGCACCACTTTCTGAACCGTTCTTTAGCAATTGAAAATATTCACTCGCTGAATATCCTGCCTGAGAGAATTTTCCAGAATATTCTGAAATGTTATCTCCTAGTTCATCAGTCCAGTCCAACCCTTCTTGAGTTCCTGCGACAATATAGTCCATTGCTTCTTGTGCAGTTAAACCAAAGTTTTTCATCAAGCCTTTAACACCTCGAAGGGTTTCATTCATATCTACATCAAATGTATCCTCAAGGATGATTGCTTGTTGTGTAATAGCGTTTAGAGTTCCGTCATCCATTTCACCAAGATTTCGCTTGATTCTTACAACGGCTTCGGCAACTCTATCCATACTTTCACCAAGTCCAGCCTCATAAACATCCTTGATGACCTGTGCAGTCTGTCTCGCTTGGTCATCTGTTTCTCCTAGAGCGCCTTTGACACGTGCAACTGAATCTTCAAAATCTTCATAGACTTCTTTTCCAATTTCAGTTCCTTGTTTAATTGCTTCTCCTATTGCTAGATATCCTGCAATCTTTGCACCGAATGATTTGATTTTATCTTCCATTTCTTGAAGCTTTTTCTCAAAATCATCAGAGTCAGGAGGCTCAATAGGTTTTGGCTTGTTTTTTTTGTTTAAGAAATCATCTATCTTTTTCTTTACATTGTCTATTTTAGATGTTGCTTTATCTTCAACATCAACTTTACCATCAACATCTATAGCTTTTTCAACCGCAGATGCTTCTGATTTTACTGTCTGGGCACTCTTTTCAAAATTGGAAGTGTCCATTTTTGCACTACCTTCAACTTTTGCGTTGTCAGTAGCTTCTTTTGAAAAACTTTCAACCTCGTTTGATGCTTCATCAAGCTTCTTTTCTAGTTTCTTAGTATCAGCATCAACGTTAGGTTTAGCTTCTTTTTGTGATACATCTTTAGCAAATTTATCTACTTTTTTATCAGCTGTATTGAGTTTCTTATCAACGTTTTTATCATTGATTTCTAAATCAATTACAACTTTACCATCTGCCATCATACCACCTGCCTTTAATTTATTCTTTTGGAATTCCTAACGATTCAAACAATTCCGCTTCGATTTCTTCCTGAGTTCTTTGGAATGGGTCTCCCTGTTCTTGAATAGCATAATAATCTTGAAGTTCTTTCATTCTCGCGCGTTCCTTCTTGTCTTTGATTTTTGATAGATCCGCAGTTCTATATCCAACGACCTGAACGAACTTGGTGTCGTCATTCAATCCATTAAGTAATGCTTTGAATTCCCACCAGTGCATATTGGTTCTCAATAGATTTATGCCATACTGCTGCATGAACGCAGCAAAGATGAGGTCCATATCATAATCAAAAAGAAACCCAACTTTTTTATTAGGTTTCTTCTCAGGTTTATCCGGTTTATTACACTTGTAAAAATCAAGAATTCTTTTCAACAATTCCAATGAATCAACACTTTCCATGTACAATTCATAGTTTGGAATTACCAAATCAAACAGCATAGGGATTTTATAATTTTCATCAATATACTTGTCAGAAACGATACAAGAGAATTGAATCCACGTTCTAAAATCAGTTTTTATTTCTATTTCTTGATTTTCTATTCTTATTGTTTTTTGAAGATCTCTTTTGTCTAGAATTAACATAATCTTTTAACCCGTATTTGTTTTTTGTGTAATCCATTTGCTTTTGAAGGTTTCCAAATTCCTTTGTAAGTGAGTTTAAACTGTCAATCTCATTTTTGATTCTGTCTTGCTTTTCTTTTTGGCGTTCAGTCGTAGCGTGTTCATCAAATTTAGCTTGAATCTCTTCAGCAAGAGCTAAAATTACATAGTAAGGTTTTAAATCATTCTTATCAAAAAGATAATCATATGAGCCTTTTCCTAGCAATTCATCTATAACGACTTGACAGTCTTCGATAAAGGTATCGTCAATCGTACGATTACCTCTGTATTTTTTGATGAACTTGTCAATCAGCAAATGATTATCGATATTGTCAGCATCGATACTGAAAATACGATCTTTAATTTTTGCATCGAATAAATTCTCTTGAATCTTGATTTCTAACATAGTAACAATCCCTTTCCTATTTGATTTCTATTTGTTTACTGGTGTTGATGACGCACCTGATTGAGGTGAAGCTGCTGTGAACTTACAAGTTGTGTAGTCATATTCACCCGCAGTGAATTCACCAGTGGCCACATTGTATTGGCCGTGTTCTGAAGCACCTTTTTGAGCAAAAGTTCCTTCCAATGCGATTTTTCCTCCACCCTCACCGGAACCAGGATTAGATGGTTGAATTTCATATTGTCTGTGATGTGCTGCAAAACATCCAGTTGAACCTTCAACAGGTGCCCATGTTTCAATTTCATATTCATCAAACATGGAACCAATGACTTCTTTCTTACCAACCTCGTAAATATGTCTTACAAATTCATTATTAGGAATCAATTCTCCTGAATAAGAAACCGATGGTGTGTATGCCATCATGTTTGAGTGAGAAGTCTTTTCATTGATATATTGTCCGTCATCTGTTGAAGGATCTACAGCTTGTGTCCAATCCGTTAAACCAGTACCAGCCAACACAGGCTTTGATACACCATCGAATTTGACGTAGTGTAGGTTTTCATGACGGTTTACTACAGTATTTCTTAATGTTTGTGCCATTATTCAAACGCTCCTTTCTTGTAGTAAGTTAATTGATATAACGCTGAAAAATTAGCAATGCCATTGTCATAGGTTTCAACACCAGGATTGGCAATCATTTCTAATTTCTGTGGAACTATATCATCAGGAAAAACAATGTTTTCAAATTTATTCATTGTTTCCATTTCAAATCGGTTTGCTAAATCATCTAGAACATCCGTAATTTTCTTGACACTCTTTTCAGTTTTAGCACCTGATTGAAAGTTAATATAAAAAGGCAATACAGCAGTATAGCCTCCTATAATGTTTTCATTTATTTTTTCAGCACGATTAGATATTCTTTGAACCATGATTTGGTCATCCTTGTTTGAAGTAAAGAAATCTAATTTCCACATGTTTTTTTGTACATTTTGAATATCCAACTTCTTGCAAAAGTCATAGATACAATCCAATACCCTGTTGTATTCTTCATATGTCAGTTTTTTATTTGATTTATTTTCCATTTCTAAACACGTCCTCTACACTTTTAATCCATTTCTTGATATTTGCTTTCTTTGATTTTTCAAACCATTTGGCCGTTGCTTTTGGATGACGTGACTTGTCAAAGTTCATTCCTGTACCTTTATACACATGTTGTGCATAGTCAGTATCATAAATAACTTGTTTTTTCTCTTTGGCGTTATCACCAATATCAGGTGTTTCTCTTAAGTGAGTACGATTATCTAGATTAGAAAAAGGAACGTAAGGATCAGTATCTCTTATTACAGAATTTTTAAGAGTCTGATAGGCTTTTTCCTTAGTTCCTTCTAAATCTTTTTTCACTTGAGAAAAGTCAACATCAATAGAAATCTTCAAGAAGCATACACCTCAATGAACTGGATTTCTTTCGTTCCTGGCGGGCGATAACAGGCATATTTATTGATTGAATAGACATTGGTTGTCTTTTTCAATTCATCATAGTCCGTTTCTTTTATCGCATCCAAGACAAAATAATCTTCATTTCCAATCGTAAAAGTATTCTTTTTTGACTTGTAACCGTGTTGATCAACAAATGTCAGTCCACCACAGTCACTCAAATCAATCGTTAAAAGAACACTGTCCGCATCGGAAATCCCCTTGTTTGATTGTGTAATGCCATAGTTTTCATCAAATCCAACGTTTTCAAGAACGTATGGAATAAAAGTATCTTCATCAACTTTATGAATCAAAGTAACAGTAAAAGGTCTTAAAATACGAGGAGAGCTAATCATATCGTTTGGCCACTCTGCACATAAGACCTTTTCTTCTCAATTCACTTTTAATCATATAAGCTGAAACGGATGAAAAAGGAACACCATTGAATTTGTTGCCCCTATCGCCATAGCTATAATTAAATCCGTCTTTTGATACGCTTTGCAAGTCCAAATCGCTTGTGCCATTTAGAGCATTCAAACCACCATTTGCTTGAAGATAATCGATTTGATAGCATACTGCTAGTTTAAGCTCCAAACAGTAATAATCGATATTTTTTTCTAATGCCCATGGTGCAATGAATTGTTCAGCGTAACCTTTGACTAAATCAATTACAGGTTCAACAAGGTCCTCAAATTCAGGCTGACATATTTTTCCTTTGAATGTATCTACGTAATATTCATACGAAACCTTCATACTATTCTTCTGCTGTATCTTTCTTAGCTTTAGATGCTTTTGCTGGAGTTTTAGCATTTGCTTCTAATTCTTCAACTTTTGTTGTTAAATCAGCGTTTTGTGCTTCTAATTCCACGATTCTTACATCTTTTTCTTTAATTTGTGCTTTTAAAGATGAATATTCTCTTTTAAAATCCGCTAAAGAAACTGGGTCACCTTTTTTAATGACTTCACCAGATTCTTCATCAATATTATCATAACCACGAGCAACATAGTCATCGACTTTATGAGGCTCAATGGTAATGATTCTATTTCCTTTTCTTACTTGTGACATAAATTGCCTCCTTTACTTACGCTTCAACAGCAAATTGAATACCATCGATTTTCTTTTGTAGGATAAATACATCTTCATGTGATTCTTCATAGTAAACGTATTTGCCTTGAGACATTGCAGATGGTTCATCTAATCTTGCAAATTCATAATTGATTGGTGTAATGACTGCTAATGGATGAACCATGAACATTTTGATTTGTTTTGCAGAAACTGCAGGTTTATACCCTTGTGTGAAGTCATATACAGTTTTCATTAATTCTGATGGAACTTCAACGATTTTAACCAAGTCTAAGTTAGCGATAGTTCTGTTTAATTTATTTTCTGCATCACCAATGATTACAGTTCTAGCTAATTTTTCAGCTTGTTTTAACATTGCATTGTAAACTGGTGTGATATATAAGATTCTTCCTGTAGATGGAACACGTGCTTCAGCCATGTTGATCATCATTTTATCAAAATATTCTAAGATATTTGCTGCTGTGATTTCTTCAGTAATTGGTGTTTTGCTGGCTTCAGTGTAATCAGCATAGATTTTAGAAACGCAGTAAGCATCCATTTCAGGGAATTTTTGTTCTTGGTTGAATACTTGAGTAATATTCCCAATTGTAGCAACCATGTTTGTTTGGTTGATGTCTTGTGGATGTACTAAAGTAGACCATTGACGTTCATTAGATAAAGTCAATGGTGTCCATGCGTTATTGTAGTTTCTGGCTGCAGTAGCGATTGTATCTCTATTAGAGTCTACACGTCCTGTGGTTTCTAATGTTGGGATTTCAATTGTTCTTGCATTGACCCATCTAAATCTTTGGTTATTTGGTGTGTTGAACAAATCGCCAAAATACAAAGTATATGGCCATGCTTGTTCTAAGGCTTGTTGATATTGGTGTGCATAGTTAATTGCTACCATAATTTAATTTCCTCCTGATTTTTTTATTCTTTTGGCATTGCTCTAACACCTGCAAAATGAAAACCGAATGCATTTGCATTGTTTTCTCCACCTGGTGCTCCTTTAGAAGCAGTACCTTTTGTAAATGTTGGTAATGAAGGTTCATCTTTAGATTTTTCAACAACGAATGCTCCTGCATCTGATTCTTTTAAACCTTTGATATATTCATCCGCTCCAATGAATTTGCCGTCTTTCAATTCAAAGTTTTGTTCCTTGAATTGAGAAATGATTCCACGTTTGGCACTTTCAGAAGTAAAGTTCATTCCTGCAAAGTATGAGTTAGTAGCAAAATCTCTTTCTTGTTGAGTCAATTTGTTGTTCAACTCTGCAGTTTCATCTTTATATTTCTTTTCCCATTCAGCAGCGGAATTTTTGATACCTTCAATATCCATGTCCTTGTATGATTTGATTTGCTTATTCGCATCATTCAAGGAGTTTTGAGCTGATTCATATTTTGTGTTCAATGTTTCTAGCTCTTTTGTTTTTGATTCGACTTCCTTGCGGTATTTTTCAATGTCATTACCGTTTTCAGTCATGATTTGATTAACTTGTTCATCTGTTAATCCTAAATTCTTTAAAAATTCTCTTTTCATAAGATCCTTTCATTCACTACGCTTTAGTACGCTGGTCGCATCAGCCTGTGCGGTTGCAGTTTTACGAGTTGCCCACCTCAAAATTTTTGTTTTATTCATGTGTTGCTATGTTGTTTTCAGTTTTTGGGTACAAAAAAAGGAAATATCAGTCTCTATTGCCGTATTTCCTTTTATTTCTCTCTAGTGCTTTTGTTTTGCTTTTAGGTGGCGGTACGTAGCAATCGTATTTTTCATGACGAACACGACCGCAAATCATACACATATACTGTATCTTCTTAACAATAACGTGTCTTTTCTTATCAAAATATTGAATAGTATGATATTCAAATTCTTGATGATGATGTGGTCTTAATCCTTCAGCCATTGAAAAACACCTCCTTTCTCTAAAATTGCGTATAGAAAAAGCGAGTCTTTTGAACTCGCTTCATATTCATATTTAATTTTTAATCTAATACCATTGATAATTGACTATTGTATTCTTTGATTTTCAAGCTTGTATTGACTTCAGGAGACCATGATTCCAAATAATTTTTAGCATTTTCATAATCAGTCTTTAGGGTATCTCGATATGAGCCTAATTTGAAATACTTTTTATAGTCTCTCCAAATGTTGCTGAAAAGCTTTCTGCTCATTAATTGGTAAGCTCTTGAATCAATACCGCCTAGTGCACTAATTACAGTTGTTTTAGCAATTCTTTCAAGCGTATATTGTTGTGAGCTGTTGATTGTTGTTGTTTCTTCAAGTGCAGTTACTTTTTCTTCTAACACGTCTACCCTTTGTGCGGTTTGTTCTTGAACTTTAACACTCAAGAACAAGATTTCTCTATCAGTTTTTGGAAGTTTGATTTTTTGTTCCATTTCAGCAAAACGATTAACATATTTAGCAGTGAAGATTACACCCTTTTCACCAGTCAATTTGTTTGCTACCATTTCACAACCTTTCTTGGTTAATAAATAACAAGGTTGTTCTTTATTTTGATTATTAACATATGTGCTTGGTACAAAGAATTGAGGACTGCTTAATTTTGAGCCGTCCAATATTTCAACGTATTTTCTAATTTTTGATAATAAGTTTTTATGCTCCATATCTACCATTTCAGCAACTTCTCTACTGTCGATTGTTTCAATTGCTGACGTGTTAATCAATTCATTATCCATTAGTTCTTCCATATTGCTGCTCCCCTTTCATTAATTAACCAACTTCCATGTTGTCCTAACTCAGGAGCGTTTTGTCCTTGAGTTTTTACCACGTTCCCATTTTGGGAATACGATAGTGTTTGCATGATTTTACTTTCATTTATTAGAAATCTTTTGGTTCCATTAACGGTGAACAAATCGTTAATCGTGGGTAAATGATTACCAATGGTCGCCAAATCCGACCTTTGAATTAATTGCTTATCATCGCAATCAATAACACATGGGGTAACGTTTTGGACCCCCATCTTTTGCTTTCCACCAGGGGTCATCATTTCAGTGACCCCCTTATCTTCTTCATCAACATGTCGGTTAATATCTCGACTACCGTTTTGGTACCTGAGGTCAGTAGCAACATCCTTACCAACAAGCCAAGGTTCATTGTCAATCACCAAGCTTCTAATATTCCCAAATTCTTCATTGTTAAATATTTGTAGTTCTTCCATATTGACAATCTCCTTTATTAATTGTTTCTTGAATGTTTCTTGTTAAAGCATTGCACTTTGAAACATTTGATCTAATAGTTTCTTCTACCATGTCAATTTGGTCTTCAATTAACATCATGACATTTGAAACATCATATTTAATATCATTCCCGTTTTCACATGCATCACATGTAACAATGACCATTGAATTAATTCTTTCTAAGTCAGTTAATTTGTTTTCAATTTCTGATAACATGTCAAATAACTTATCTAATTCATTTAACATAACTTTTACCTCTTTCTTCAATTGTGTTCAAAGGCAAAATGTAGTACAATAATCTTGCCTTTTGGTAAAGAGTAACAAGTGCTTGGTCGTGCTGATGTTACTCTTTTTTATTTTGATATTTCCTCATCAATTTTACTTTCTAGCCATTCCTTTTTTGATTGATTTCTTTGCTGTAAAATAGATTCTAACTTTTCTACTTTATCTTTATCAATCAAGGCTCCAAAAGTTTTTTTATTTTCTCTTCTTTTACGGAAATATTCAGCTCTACTTTTATTTGTCATAAACCCTCCTTCCTTGTAGTGTACAACATTATAATAGAATGTATCACGCTACAAAGTCAAGGCTTTTTTATTTTTTTATATCATTTCATACCTTTTCATACTGTTTCAATAGTGCTAACCATAATTGAAATCAAACATAAAAACTTATTGAAAAAGATTCGTAATTATGAAGGAATATTAACCAAGTCAAAATTGACTTCGTTAGATTTCTTTGTTCCTAGCACTTATAAGCAAATCTTTTTGCTTTTAATTTGTGCTTTGATTTCTTCAAGAATAAAATCATTGACTTCAAAATTAAGTGCTTCTTCTGGAAGCTCTTTTTTTACTATTTCAAAATAAGCTTTTGTAATTTTTTTAATTGTCGAAGAATTAATATGTACACCGCTCTTAAATGCATATACCGTATTCATTCTATTTTTCCTCCTACTCTTCTACATGTTTAATTGAGTATCTAACACAACATTCATGTTCGATACAGCATCCTCGATACTTTTCCCAATCCTTGCAGAAATAAGCAATGTCAGCTTGACCTAATAGCTTGATGCTTTCCCCCAAACACCAAAGAGGCGTTTTAGGTGCACCTTCAAAGAACGAATCAATCACTTCAATTTCTTTATCAGGAAATAATTCTTTTACATTGCATAGCACCCTTTCTCTTTCATCTAGGATTTCTTTATCCGTTTTTCCTGCCATTGGTTGACTAATGAATAGTTTCATTTATAACATCCTCCTATTCAAAAAATACCCAGTCATCCGCTAACATATCTGTTTGTGATGGTGCCCAAGGTACAATATTTTTCTTTGCATCTAGATTATCAGTTTGTAAATTAGATGAATCTATACAAACAAAAGGATTTGTTGTTGCATCTATTTCACATAAATGAATAAAAATTCCTTTACCATTCCAACCTTTTCTAGCAAGCTTCATTCCTCTTTTTAGATATTTGATAGCTTCATCAAAACCAAAAGTAGCTTCTCCACCTAATTCAGGACAATTTTCTTCATCAGCAAGAACCCATCCATCATCAAGAATATTAGATAACGTATAAATAACTCTTTCAGTTTCTCTAATATCCATTTCTTTGCCTTCTTTGGTATGCATGATTACTGTTTTCTTTTCATCATCCCAATACCAATAGCCACCCCAAGATGGGAGCTTAATTTTTTCTCCGTTATACATAAGTTTAAACGCTCTTTTAAATTTCATATTTCTATTCTCCTAACTTTATGCATCTATTTTCAAATTTCTTATAAGCATCTAAATAAAGTTCTTTTTTATCTCCGTTATACGTACATTCGTAATACATCCCATCATCTAACGTTGTGCTTAATAATGCTTTGTGATTTTGTAATGTTTTAGCATACCAAACAACGTAAACTTCAAAATCAGGTTGTTCCTTACTTTTATCCAAATGATCTTCTGTATATTCTCTAACTATTTTTTTGCATAAATCTAAAAATTCATCTGAACCCATTTGTTTTCTCCTTTTTTACTAAAAAATTTCTAAAATAAAAGCAATCATCATAATTAAACCGAAAATAAAAAGTGGGATAAGAATTTTACATAACCCACAAATGAATAGAGCAACAAGTTTCAAAGCAATTAAAAGAATGAATAATACTTTGATTACAGTTTTCATATGTTCCTCCTTAAATTTGAGCAAAATAAAAACCGACTATTTTTTGTCGGCTTTTTTTGGCTTGTAATATTTAGACCAAGTAGGAATGTTCCCCGGTCCTCCATCTAACTTTTCATCTTCCTCCCATTGTTTTAGTTCCTCTTCGGTCATTGTATCCTCCGTATCGACTACAATTTCAATAACATGTGTGTGTTTTTCACTTTCTTTTTTTGATTTCATTGAACAATCCGCCTTTCTTAAAGAAGTCATACAGTTCTTTATCTTTATCATATAACAATTGAGGATTGCTTACAAATGTTTCATATCCTACGCTTACATATTCTTCTAAATCGGTATAATCAATAGGATCAATCTTTATTCGTTCTCCTTTTTTCAAATTCTTATATTTTTCTGTAACATTTATATATGTTCTTCCTTGATAATTACGAATAAATCTATCTGAGTCCAGGTAGAGAAAATATTCATCATTTTTCTTTACAATTTTATATTTAGCTTCAGCGACAACATTTTTCATGATTGAAGCTAGCTCTTCGCTTTTATATAAATTATTTTTATCAACTAGCGCATGACCTACTTCATGTGCTAAGGTACCTGGCTTTAATTGCTCTTGGATAACGAAAATAGTATTCATTTCACCATCATATGCCGTTTCTGTATCCGATTGTTTAATAGGAATTTTCTTATTTACCAAGAATTTTGTAGCTTCTTCATGCATGATTTTAATTTCTTTTTTTATTCCTTCTTTAAAATCATCATTATCGCTTTCGATGGTTACTTTTTTCATCATTTTTTCAACAAATTCATCTGAATTAGTAATCATTTTAATTTTTGGTTTATCTTCCTTTTTAGGTTTAAAATTGAATGGTAGCCATTCGTCATCATGATATAATTTACTGCCTTTTTTGTTTGATACCTTGCTATTGTTAAATACTTTCTCTCTTGGATAAGCCTTTTTAAGAACATTATCAATACCATGTTCTTTCTTGAATTGAATGTTGCTTTCTTTAATGAATTGAGAACGCTTATCTTGCCATTCTCTAATCTTTTTAGCTTCTTTAGTGGAATCTACACCGCATTCATCAAGAATATTCTTTCTTTTCTTCCAAGAACGAATCTGACGCTCATAATATCTTTGCTTTTGTTCCAGCTCGTATTGATCATCATTCCTGTTCTTGTCAAATTCTTCGGTATCAACCAGATTGTTCTTATACTCATAATCAGTAACTTCATAAAATGAATGTCTACAGTTTGCTCCACCTAGACCATCAACACGGCCATACCCCGTTGCTTTTTTGAAGTTCTGTAGACCTTTTACAGGAGTATGAAGATAAAACAACTTACCTTGCCATTCCTGATGGGATGGTCGAGCACCGCCATGACTTGAAGTCTTTACAATGTTGATGCCCAATTCTTTGCAGTTATCCATTTTAAACTTCAAAGACGTTTGATTGACACCACTTGTAACTGCTCTTTTAACTGCAGCATCCATTGAAGTTGTATGATCAGTATAACCAACTACTTCGATACCTTTTTGAGAAAGCTTTCTGATTGATGATTCAATGGCCTTGTCAGCATCATTTCCTGCAACGATTCTAGAATATGCTTCATCACATGCCTTTATAAACTGCTTGTTGGTGCACTTTCTTGAAATGTTGCAAAGGTTTTTGATTTCACCTTGGGTATCCTTGATACCTTTGTTCAAATTCTTGTTTGACCTGTTCAACATGTCTTTTTTAGAAGTTTGAGCATCAGTATCTTTCAATCTTGAAAAGATATTGCTTACTGTCATTGCTATTCCATTCTTGATAGCTGTTTTCACTTTGCTTTGAGACGATTTCTTGACCTTTTGAAATTCAGTACCCGAATATTCAAAAAACTCTCTACAAGCTTTATTTTTCCATTTTGGATACTCTTCTTCGATATCTTCTAAAGATGCAAGGTTTCTTAAACGTAAACCCATCCAAATTAAAAGAAGAGTTTCCAATGTGCTGAAGTCATTTGAGACATCATCACCCGACTCTTCTAAAAATTTATCAGTTAACATTTACACTATCTTCATTATCATCTTCATCGATATCATCATATCCAATGCCTTCAGACGATTCAGCAACTTCTCTTTTTGCTTCTTCTTCAGTCATGCCTTGCCATTTTACTTTGTATTTCCATTCGGGCATCAATCCAGCATTCACTTCTTGAAGATCAATATTTCTTTGCTTTTCGCTATCAACAAGAATACTGTCTCCCCAATCGGTTTCAACAATACATTCCATTGAATTTGATTTACCAAGTCCAATGGCCATGACATTGATTGCGTATGCTAAATCTTCAAGCACGTTATTCATACTGTCTTGAATAGCTGAAACTGTATCAAATTTTCTTTGCTTTGATGATTTGATTTCCTCTGCAGTTTTTTCAACTTGTTGAGGATCACTTAAATCACCATAAGAAAGACCACATTCGAATTCTATTCTTTTTAGAATGTTATTGAATCCTGATGCATAGTTTGCATCACGTAACTGTGGTGCATGTACTTTGATTAGCTCAGTTATTGAAATACCATTATTGTTTGAAGTGGTATCAATATCATACGTTCTAAACAATCTTCTTTTTCCTGCAGGGAGTTCAGGTTTATTAGTGTATGGATTCATCTCAAAAGCATCACTTACAGCTTCAACCGCCATTTCTCCACCAACAAATTCCCAGATATAACGGCTGTACTGTTCTTCAGCATCCTTGATTAAATCAATTGCCTTGACATAACATGGAACACCGAGAGGAGAGTTTTTATCAATCGTATTGATAATTGGAACTCTAAAGTATCCAAATAAGGGTCTATCTACACCACTTATTTCAAAATGTTCTTCCATTCCCTTCCAGTCAGGAACTGTATCCAATGCTATTTGATTTCCAAAATCATCGTATGAGTTCTGATAGTTACCATGAGCATAATCTTTTCTAACAAAGGCGTAGTTTTCAAATGTATGTACTCCGTTTTCATATTTTTGATATTCTAAACGGGTATATACGTTTTTGCCTTTGAAAATCTGTTCTACAAAGACAGCTGCAGTTATTTTCTTTCCTTTGAAAGCTACTGGAAAAAAGCTGTCAGCATGAACTGCATCAACATATATTTGATTGCCGTCTACATATGGCTTAAAAGCAATTCCACCTTCAGCAAGCCCCCATTGAAGATCTTCATTCAAGCTTTTAATGAATTTTTGGTATTCTTTGTTTACATATTCATTAGAAGTAACTTTTGAAACGAGTTCTCTAGTTGAAGTTTTTGAAAGTTCTTCACATATCCCTTGCGCCAATGCTAAAGATTTAACACCATTTTCTTTATTAAGCCACGGCTGTTTGTTTTCCATGATATTATTCCACAATTCAATAGAATTTATCATATCACTTGATATTGCAATATCGATATCATCAACATTAAAAGCTCTTTTTATTGTTGTTGTAGGAAACATCTTGTTCTTTATCCTTTCTACTATTTTTTTAATTGCTGAAAACACTAATCATCCTCACCACCTTCATTTTTCTCAACATCAGGAAGAAATCTTCTGAGATACTTCCAAATGCCCATAATGTAATATCTCATAGCATCCATACAGTGATCATCTTCCTTAACAGGCTTTTCAACACCATTTTCTATGCTCTTTTTGTCATAGCTGTATATTACGATTTCTTTTAGGAGCATTCTTTGTTTGCTACTGAAAAGTATCTTTTTAAAGCTAATTGACTTTTGAACCCTTGAAATGCCCAACTTAACATCATTTTGAGCACCTCTTATTTTTATAAAAGGGCATGCTCTTTTTATTTCTTCAGCAAGTCCTCTTGCACTTGGATCAATATATAAATTTTGAGGATACATTCCGTAAGCTTCTTTGATTTTTTCACACGCTTTTTTAAACTTGAAAGCATATTCACTAGGAGTTAGCTGTTTACCAGATTCACGTCCTGAATGATAGAATTCATCAAGTCCAAAAGCTTTTTGCTGTACCAAATTAAGTCCCCAAAATTCAAATACAGTTGCATTCATTTGACCGTAGTCGCAAGATGCGTCTATTCTGTTAATTCCATTTATTTCATCATTCGTAAGTTCTCTATTAAGAACATGCTGATTTTCATTGAACATGTAATAGATGATTTCATCTAAACCGATTGAAATTCCAAGCCAAATCCAGTTGTACATTCTTTCATCGACTTTTTTCATTTCCATTGCTGATTGAATAAGCTTTTTACCAAGCCACTTTTCTGGAACATCTCTATAATCAACATGGATATGAATGCAGTCACTACGTTTTTCCATCTTTTTGACCCATTTAAAAATAGAAGCATTAGGATTTTTGGGAGGGTTGAAATAATACTCCATGCAGAATTCATCATCATTCCCACGAACGAATGTTGCTTCAATATTGGATATTTCGTCTTCTCCTTGGCCACGTTCGAAAAACTCGGTCAGCTCATCTAAAATAACAAGTTTGATAGGTTTTTCTTCATCAATGATCCCTTTTGTATCGTCAATAGAATCGTTTCCTGTAAAATAAACCGAATTGCCATTTTTAAGATATGTAATTTTCATTGGATTCTTAGTTATCTTAAACTGTTTTTTCTTCAATCCTAGACGTTTGATTGCTCGTTTGAATTCATTGTAAACAGTCTTAGAAAGCTTATTGTGAAACTTTCTCATGACGATTACTGAACATTCATCTTCACTTACAATCTTGTAAATACCATGAATAGCAGCGTAACTTGATTTGGTACCAGCACGTCCGCTGTCCATAATCTTATGAACATGTGAAATGTCATTGAAACAGGTCAAAAACTTTGGAATGACAATATCTGAAATACGAACCTGTTTTTTCTTAGTTTTCTTAAATTGGTGCATCATTTATAATTTCAACTCCATCATCTTCTTGATCATTCGTATTCAATTGCTTTTTCAATAGTTCAATCTTGAGTTTTTGTTCTTCGTTGGCCATGTTCAAATGACTTGATAACCATTCGAGAGCTCTAAGAGAATCTGACATTTTAATTGCCTTCCCATCCAATTCATCGGAATCTAAAAAAGCAATATCAATGTATCTTTGAACAATATCGTTAGGATCCAAAAGAATATCAGTATATAACTCTTGCTTTAGTCTTTTAATTTCTTCTTGGATTTCAGGTTTTTTAAACCATCTTGATGCCATGACACAAGCACTGTTATATTTAGCTTTGGGTTTTATTTTTAAATAAGCTTTGACCTTGTTATGATATTTTAAATAATAAATACAAAAGAGCTGATGTTCTTCATCCAGCTCACTTGTTTCTACTATTTCTTCAGCTATTTTTTTGCATTCTTTTTTGGTGTGCACACTTTTATTTTGGTGTGCACCCTTTTTCTTCTTTTTTGACCATTCATAGCGACGGCTCCATGACTTGACAGTATTGATTGTCGTACCATATTTTTTAGCAATTTCTTTTTGCTTCATGCCGTTTTTATAGTCTTCGAATGCTAACTCGTGTTTTTCCAAATCATGTCACCACCTCCATTTTTTTATTTATAGAAATAGCAGTTAAAACTGCATCGTTGTTTTTGAAAAAGAAAAAAGCTCCCGTAAGGAACTTTTTCGCAAGGGGTTTAACCTATATGTCTGAACTGTGATTTTAAATTAAATGGGATTGTTTCATTTCTTTAAAAACCACAATAGCATAATAGCATGGAAATAAGGGTTCAATCTAGGTCCACTTTGGGTCCAATTAGGGCTCACTTTGGGTTCAGTTTGGGTCCAAAATAGGTCCACTTTTAATAAAAATTTATCATTTGTGATAAAAGCGTTCTTATTTATGGTTTTTAATACTATCTCTAGAGATTTGAAACACTGCTTTCATTTGCTTTTTAGCACCACTCCCAAATAGATATTTTAAAATAAAATGTGATAAAATAAAAAAGCACATACAAAGATGTGCAATAAAAACTACGGAGGTACTAGCAACATGCTATTTACATCAAGCAAGAATATTAGCTTTGGTGTAAGGAAAGGAGCAAGTATTCATGGAATACCTAGTAATGCTCTTTTTAATCTTAGTAGCAACTAAAATGTTGTTGAACTAATCCCACACTTACTTAAAGCTAGTATTCGAAGTAGAAAAAGAGGAAGAATTGCCGTTCTTCCTTTTTTCTTTTAGCATGCTATTTTAATCCCATACTTACGAAAAGCATTGTAGACACAATGATTATTTTTATTTTAATCTTACCTCCGTGCTACATAAATAATATAACACAAACAAAGAAAAATGGACAGTTTTTTATCGAAAAAAAGCGACATTTAGCGAGTTATATAGTCATATAGAGAGTTATAGCGACATATATAGAGATTTATAGAAAATAAAAAGAATGAAATTTCTATTCATTCTTGATACTTTCATAAAAGATATTATTCAATTTTTCAAGCGATGGGCGGTGTTCCATGTCAAGATATTTAGATAATTCTAAACATGCTTTTGGAAATTCTCTTTTGTAAGTTGATTTGCTGATACAAAACGATTCTTCTAATGTGTCAATCATTTCATTGTACCCTCTTGAACATACATACGTTCTAATGATGTTTCTATGACCTGCGTTTAGCAAATATACTAACGGCATAAATTTATCAAGTTCTTTGTTAAAGAGCTCTAGGCGCTTTGTTAGAAGCTCCCTGCGCAACATATTAGAAGTGATTTGTTCTCCTTTTGGTTTTGAAAAACCTCCAGGAGCTTCATCACTGTATTTAATTGATTGAGGGCTTGGAATGTCCTCAATTTCAAATGTTAAAGAGAATTTTTCAATATTTATTAGGCGTAATTCTCTAAGATATTTTTTAACTTCATCAATGATCTTCTTTTCTTCATCTGTATATTTCATTCCTTGCCCTCCAAAATAATTAATTATTAATTTTTGTGCTCTTGATAAATTGCATAAGCAATTATTCCTACCAATTCAGCAAAGATAGTTGCTGCAACTCCACACCAAAATGGGTTAATGTACATTATTTATCACCATCTTCTTTTATTTCTACATTGCCTTCTTCAAGGTACTTTCTTTGTATTTCGAGCTTTTTAATTGCTTTCAGATGCAATTCCTTATCAAAATTAGTTGCACACGTTAAACGACCAATAACGTATTTGATTTCTTGATTAGTCAACTGACAATCATTAAGCTTTTTAATTAATATATTCATTTCAATCACCTTTTTTTGAATTTTTGACTACATAAATCAATACCATACACAATACTTACGACCGAGAGAAAATAAAACATGAGTGAATTTCGATATGATTGATTAATGATTGCAGTGATTATATGAGCTATGATAATTACAGTATAAATCGCTAACAGTTTTGTATTTTGTTTTAAAAGCTTTTCTTTCTGTTGACGGTATTCTCGAAGCAAACCGTATAGATTGCTTATTGTTTCATTTGCAAGATCCAATCCACTAATCAATGCTTCATTTTGTTCTTTTAAATTTTTGCAACGTTTTTCTAAATCATTTTCAGCTTCTAATTTAATCTTCTGCATTATTTACCACCTACTCACTTGATTTGATATCAATAACACCATTTTCAATAACTTCTTTTGCCGGAAAGAATTGAATGTCATAGGCATAAGGATTTTCTTTCTTAGCGTTTGTTTGAATACAAGTGTATGTAACATCATTTGACAAATGTGCATAGAACAGCTTGTACTTTCCTTTTCCAGTTTTGATTGTTACGTTTAAATCTCCATCTTCATCACTATCAAGGGAAATCTTTCCCTCAACAGTGAATAATGGATCATTTGTTCTAGTATTAAGAGCAACGACTTTTCTTGTGATTTTAAAGTTGTTTGCATCTTCTCTAATATTCCAATTAACTCTAGATGCTTTTGAACATCCAGTTAAAGCAAATACGCTTGCTAATATGATTAATACTTTTTTCATTTATTTTCTCTCCTCTTTCTTTTTGATGTGGTGTCTTTCTTCATACCATTCAATATCTTCTTCAACACGTTTTAATAAATTCTTTTCTCTTACTAGATCCTTTTCACTTGCTCCTGGTCTAGTGATATAGTATTGCAAAGCATGTTTTACTGTTTGCATTCTTCTATACTGATTACCCATTTTTATCTCCTATATTTGGAATAGTAATTGGATAAAATCTTCCTTCTTGAAAAAATGTATTAGATAAATCATTGGATTTTATACATTCAAGAAATATCCATTCATTAGATTCTATTTCTTTAATTCTTACAATTTCTTCATAAGGAGCATCATATACCCACATACCAGGGGTTAAATCTTCAAATTTAAGGGGTTGAGGATGCTTGATTTCATTCATTGCATCCTCATAGCCTTCATCATATTGTCCTCTATCATAAATTAGAGCTTTTAGGAGTTCTTCTTTATCAACATTTATGCCAACTTTTTGTACAGCTTTAAATACTGAATTTTCAAAATCCTCATCCATCTTTTGAAATAATTCTTCCATTACTATTTCTATTGGTGACTTATACATTCTTCATACCTCCAAATCAATTCATCAATGGTTTCATCATCTTCGGCATCTTGAAAGTAGCCTCTCATCCTCATGCCGACTAATGTACTGATTTCATCAAAGTCATCTCCACCACATCCATCATCAGAAAATTCTTTTAATAAATCTAATTCAAATTTAGTCATCTTCCATCAACTCCTTTTTCCAATATTTTTTATTCTTTATTTTTGCATAGCTGGTACCATATATTTTATCAAAATCTTTTTCACATTTTTCCAGTTCTTCACATGCCTTATCAAGAGCCTTTTCTAATTGTTTACAATAAAATTGTAATGCTTTATTATAAAGTTTCATTTTTTTGACATTTGATTTTTTCATTCTATCCACCGCCTTATTTTCTTGGTTGCAATTTAATCTTATAAATACTGCTTAAGAAATCTATTCCTTTTTGGGTTACATAATAGTAACTTCCTACGATGGCATTAGAAGCTTTAGCAGCATCTCCCCACTTGACTAACTTCTCCCAACTATCTTTGTACTCTCCGCTAGCAACAAAGAAGTTTCTATAATACTCATAAGTTCTTTGTCCTTTTCTAATTTTGCTAGGGTCAAACCCTAAAGCATGACACATATTGTCAATTTCAAATAATGTATCATCCATCAAAGCCACCCCAATTCACGGCATTGTTGACTGATAGCTTTTAAAAGTTCCATATCAACTGCAGGCGGTTCATCATAGCAAAGATCATAATTTTCAGAATACTCATCATGGTATACTGTTGTTATTTTTTGCTCTTTATCAAACAAAACTACAAATGTATATAAGTATTCTTCTTCATATACGATTGGTTTTTTATAAATAAATCGATCTAATCCAAAATAATCAAATTTTTCTTTTTTAAATCCCATTGATTCAAACATTTCTTGTGCTGTCATTTAACTTTTCCAACCTTTCTTGTTCTCTTTTAGCTTTTTGTACTTTAAAAGCAAACACTTGATCATCATCAATGTTAAACATCACTTTTAATTGATATAGCATAATTTCAACGTCAGCTATTTCTTCAATTAAATTAGCATAATACTCAGGTTCGGCTGGCCTATCTTCATAGCGTAGCATCTTATTCACTGCTTGAATAAGTTCAGCGCATTCTTCCATAGCTTGTCTACATTGTGGTTCTTTGCCATATTTTTCAAGCGATTGTCTAAATATCTTTTTTGTTTCCGTTACTTTATCTATATATTCATCAACATTAAATTCTTCTATTTTATTCATCATCTATTACCTCACAATTTTCTAAAAGTTCTTTAATATTAGTTGGTTCCTCATCTTCCCATGATAGGAAATCGAATAATTCTTTTTTAAAAACATCGTTAAAACCAGCAATATTACCCTTACCATATACAGTCCACCTTTTGTTGTTATCTTGTGTATATTTTTCAGGCTTAAATTTATAACACCAAACAGTACCGTTTTCATCTTTTGCAATCCATTCATACTTATCATTTAAACTTTCTAAAAAGTATTTAGTTGCTAAAGGAATTTTAACCTTTGGTTTTGGTTCAATGTATTTTTTGTAGAGCCATTTTATTTTATTTTGAGGACAACTACCAAAAGGGTTACTTATGAACTCGCACCTTTCGCAAATATTAATACACCTGACACATTCATCGTTTTTTATCGCAAAATTATAATTTAATTCTTTGATTTTTTCTTCATACGCTTCAAAATTTTTCATATCAATACACTCCTAAATAATATCTCTTGACATTCTCCTCACCGAATTTATCAATGAGATTTTGAACTGTTTCCTCACTGTCAAAAAATAATTCTGTAGGTTGAACATTAGTATAGGGTGTTATGAATACTTCCCCACCTTCGTGCGCATAACGAAGAACGTAGTTGTATTTATTTAAAACATACTCCCTAGAAGCGTCCATAAATGCTCTTTGAACATCACAATATAGTTGACATTCTTCTTTTGTTTTAAAAATGCGATTATATTTAATAATAGGATTACTTAAATGAATTTCATCATTAAAAAAGACTGTTGGGCTTAAATTATAATGTGCGACCCAATATTTTTCTCCATTTTTAGGCTTCCAGCCTTTTGGTGTTGGTTCAAAACTGTTTTTGTTCTTTTTAAGTTCTTCTAAATCTTTTCTAACTTCTTCTAACATAGTTTCTAATTCTTTTACTGTTTTCATTGTTGTTCCTCCTTAGTACCGCTTTTTCTGCAATCTACAGATTTTTTTACACCTTAACCTTTCTTAACGTATTCAACATCAACTCCAAAAATATATTTATTGATGTTGTCTCTCCCAGCCTCTTTAATAGCCTTTTGTGCTAAAGCATAGGATGTAAAATAAATAGTGCCTTGATAGCAAACTCCTCCACTCGGATAAATTGCAACCTTTTTATCAACAAAATCATAAAGAATAAAATATTCTTCATCTTGAGAACTTTTGCCTTTTTTTCCGTATTTCAACAAAGTGGTTTCAACCTTGCGTCTTTCAACTTCAAATTCGCCTTCTTTTTTTGTTAAGAAACAATTTCCAATAGCTCTTCTAATAATCTCACATTCAAAATTAGTCCATGTACTTTTACAAATTTGCCCATAATCTGAAATATACCAATATTTATCACTTTCTTTTAAATCCCATACTGTTTTAGGTTTAGGTGGTGTGAGAAACTCTTTTAGTTTCTCCTCGTCCACTTCGTAGCCTTTGTATTTTTCAACGATTTCTTCTACTTTAATCATCTTTGTTCATCCTTTCTTAACGATATCTTTCATGTCATTTTTGTAATAACAATCTTCACATACTGCATAGCCAAATCCACTGCTATTCAAGATGATTCTTGATGTATAAGAAGTTCCGTACATGATTTTCTTTTCGCATTCACAACAGGCAACTTTCTTGTTCATATCATCTTCGTAATATGTAGACCCTTCAGGCAATGCATAATCTTCATATTGGCCGGTTTCCAAATCATATTTTCTAGCAAAAGCATGATCCATTGCAGTTTTTAATAAATCAAAATACTTTAAAGCATCATCTTGTGTCATATCTTTATAATTTGCATCGAGGACAACAACACCACGCTCTTTACAAAGTTTTGACCATTCTTCACCTGTCATTTGTATCACGTCCTGCCACTGGCTTATTACACATGAAATCTTCAAAATCCATATTGCAATCGGAACAGATTTCTGCTTTCTTTCTTACAAGTCCCATGCCACCATCACTTTTCAATCCACCTGCTTGATATGAGATTTTATAATTATTGACCTCTTTGGTTTTGAAAACTCTTTTACATCTATCACATCGAACAATTCCTCTATCTATTTTCATGATTCGCTTCCTCTCTTCTTTTCTTGGTGATCATAGAAAGTCTTTCATTTCTTTCTTTGATTCTTAAATTTTGCATTCTCAAACGATAATTTTCATTTTCCAGATACGCAATTTTTTTCTTGAGGTGCAAATAATTACCTTCACCCCATTCAAGAAGTAATTTTCTTAATTCATCACACTTTGACATCTCTTAATTTCCTGTTCAATTTTCTTAAAAGTTTGTAAGGAAATGGATTTTCTTCTAAATATTCAAAATAGCTGACTGTTGTTGAAAATCCCTTTATTCCATCAAAATTTCCATGTGAGTAAGGTGTAGCAATGATTTTATTCAAAGCAGCTTCAATATCACCATCAACAATCCTTTTATCAGCACTACCCATGCACATTGCATTTCCTGTCAACATGTTTGGCATTGCATATTCATACAATTCGGTATCTCCTACTTTGTATTTCTTATAGCAGTAACATTGGATGCCTTTTACGATTTTGTTGTCATATCGAACGATATAAATAGCATTAGGAAAATTTATTTTGTATGAATAATTATTATAAGTAACATATTGCATATGCTCAGGTTGCTTTATAACAGCATAATCAATACCAGCGCCTATCGTGTTTTCAGAAAACAATTTTATGTTTGCTTTCTCATGCTGATCTTTGATAAAAAAATCATTAAAAAGTTTTACCAGTTCTTCTTTTGAAAGCATTTTGAATGTAATCTTCTCGTTTTGTTTGATACATAATTCAGCATCATCTTTTTTATTGTTTAAACGAATGATTGCTTCTCTCATTACATGATCACCTCGCTTTTTGTCTTTAATGTGTTTGAAAGAGCTGAAATCAAAGCATTTGAAGTAAATTTATAATCACAATCATCTACTTTTCTTTCGACTATTATTTGCAACAATTCCGTATTGTGTCTTTCTTTTTTTGAAACATTGGCCATGATTTCTAGAGCTTCATTTGCCACTCCAAAATTTAAATCAGGATATTCCCATCCTTCAATTTCAATGTTTCTTACGTTTCCTTTAACAAATTGACCATTTATAAATCGATATCCAAAACCATATAGCATTGCTCTTATTTGATAGCTCTTTTTATAAAGCTTTCTGAATTTCCTAGCTTTTCCCTTATTTTTGAATTTGATATACAGGAACTGTATTTCAGTGGTACCTAGATTGTAATAATCAATCTTAGGTTCGGATAATGTTTCATCCGAGTACTCACACCACTCTTTGGCTTCTGCATATATTTCTCTAAAGACACCTTTTAATTGTGGAATAATAAAACTTACATTTACAAACACTTCATTCTGTTCATCGTATAATCCTTCAATCAATGTTTCAAAACCATCAACTGCAAATTCGTTTCTGTCAAAAAAAGAACTTAATATAACTTCTTCAAATTCATAATCGATAACATCTGGAAAAACATGTTCATCTAATAAGTCGATTTCTTGAAAGTTTTGTATCAGATCATTAGACTCATCTTCTTCAAATGCAATCGTTAAATCATCTATAGCTTTTGGTGATGTATAGCTTAAAGCGTTGATGAAAAACTTTTCATAGCTGTTTGGTTCTAATTTATCTGGAACATGATCAGTCGTAAAAAACTGTCTCAAATCTGTTGACAAGTTGAACACCTTCTTTTAACTGATAAATAATTAAAGCGTTGCAATGTTCCAATATCGATACGGCCATTTTTGCATTGGTTACTAGAAACTGAACATTTCCTTTGGCGGCCTGTTCTTGACAAGAAACGTCAAGTGGGTGCTTATCTAAATCGAATTTGTAACATTGACTTCTCAAATTACTTTGTTGAATACCATTCTTTTTTGTTGTGATATAGATATTTCCTTCGTATTCACTGTTCGCTGAGTCAATGTAAATAACATCATCTAGCTTCTTAAATACTTTTTCTAAAATCATTCTTGTAGCATCATTATCGACACATCCTATAATTACAGGAACATATCCCTTATCATCTTGGATAAGAGCAAATAAACTTTCATAAGCGCAATATTTATCATCGAACTCACACTCTATTGGATAAAGAGAATTGATTTTTCTCGATAATGCCAAAGCCTTATTATCACCGACGTCTTGAGCTTGGTATCCTTGACGTTCAATGTTTTTAGATTCGACTGTATCACCATCTAGTAGCATCATTTTATGTGACGTTCCTAAAAGAAGTTTTGGGAGGTCTCTTGCTAAAAGAGAACCAGTCCCACCAACTCCAATTACATAGAATTTATATCTTGTATAATTATTGGCCATGCCAACCACCTAGCCTTTTCTATGTTGTTTTCCAGTTACAACAAGAACGTTGTCATCCTCGATATAACTGTATTCCATTGTTCCTGCAAACTCATAATGTCTGTGTTGCAACATAATGCTTGTGATTTCCTTTTCTGTATAATCTTGGCCATCTACAAACCCATAAGAAGAAATATCAATCAATCTTCCTTCAGAGTAGACTCCAAATGGATATTTGTACGTTTTTTCAGTACTTGCTTTTTTCTTAGGTACTTTTTTACTTGCGGGTTTTTCTTCTTTTTTAGATTCTTCTGCAATTTCAGTTGCTTGTTCTACTGCTTGTTTTACCTCCTCAGTCGCTTGTTTTTCAGCTTTTGCAACTGGAGCAGGTTGTTGATCAGCTTCTTTTGGTGCTTCTTCAACCTTTTCCACTTCTTCAACAACTGCATCTTTTGTATCTTTTTTAGCTGATTCTTCAGCTTTTTTCTTTGCTTCTTGTTCTTCTCTAACTAAATCAAACAATCCCATAATTCTATCCTCCTATTTTGGCCTTCTTTCGCCAACTTCTTCTAGACATATTTTTAAACATTCATTTTCAGCAAATTCACGAATGATAACCAGTTCACACACTTGAATATCGTCGTAATATGCCACATTATTGAGTGCATCCAAAACTACTTTTATGATGTTATCAATATCCGGTTTAACGGTACATCGAAACGTTTTATCTAATAGCCAACCTCTTAATTTTTTAGTGGTCGACTTAGGAATTTCTCTGTATGCAAATATCTTCACCCTCAATGCCTTATCGCTTTGATAACTTGTAATTTTTCGATAGCACATTGCTATTTTTTGTTCGTAATCCCTTGTTTTTTTAGGTGTGTACGCTCTTACGAATTTTCCTTGCGTAGTAAATCTCGGTCTGCCTTTTCCAACGATTGCTCCTGGAACGGTAAACCAAAACTTCTTGTAGTTCGCTTGTATTCCAAGATTAAGCTCGCATTGGGTCGAAATCATCTTCTAATTCCTCTGGAACAACAGTGTCTTCAAGAAGTGCATCCAATTGTTCCTCTTCTTGATAATCATCTTCTACCACTTCAACTTCAGGTTCTTCTACATCCATATCTTCGAATTCGTCATAGTTCGTAGGTTGCTGTACGAGTTCCATTGCTTGTTGATCACAAGCGCTTTTCTTAGGATCCTCTTTGATATTGAAATAAACCGTCATTGAGATAGTGGTTTGGCCACCATTAAGTTCAACATCATCATGTGCAGCTAAATAATATGGGTTCCAATCACCAGCAAGCGTAATAAATTCATCAACACGTTTTGCATCCAACATATAGATATCAGGAAATCCTATTTTGTCCAAAATCTTGTTATCTTCTTCAGAAATCCATCTTTGTGTCACTTCAACGATTTTTGGAATCTTGTAAGGATCACCTTTATCAACAGAAAAAACCTTTTTTGACATGTAACCCGCATGCTTGAAGAAATTTCTAACTGCAATCAAATATGATTCTTGACAGCTGAAATGTTCAGCTTTCGCCAATTTCATATCTCCGTTAGGTAATTGCGATAGTTCATAAGGGATTTTTCCAAACTCTCTTAATTCATCATCTAAAATCAAATTACTTTGAAAGTCATAAACTGCAGCATAGTTGTTACATACTAAATAGAGCTTTTCATCATCACCATAAAATACTGGTGTGTAAGTCTTGTTTTTTCCGATGATTTCTTTCGCGATTGAAAGAAATTTATAGAAAAACGGTTCTTCATCTTTTTTTATGAGCATTTTCATCTCTCCTTTTTTGTTTAATTTGTTATTTTCTTGGTCAAATATTCATTCTAACGAATGTTTTTAGATAATTGGTAAAGTTAATCATCTTTATAGCAAACACTCGCTAGAAACGAAAATTTTAAGTTTTTTATTTTAGGCTAGAATTGAATGTCATCTTCCATGATGTTGAAAGGTGGATTTTCATTCATAAAACTGTCTTGTTGTTGATTTTGTTTTGGTTGTTGGTACTGATTTGGATTGTATGTCGATTGTGAATGATATTGTTGTTCTTCATATTTGCCTCTAGGCTTTGTTTCTAAAAACTGAACTGAATCACATACAACTTCAGTAACATAAACACGTTGACCTTGTGCATTGTCATAGCTTCTTGAACGAAGTCTTCCTTCAACTCCAACCAGTGAACCTTTAGAACAATACTTTTCGACGTTTTCAGCAACCTTGTTCCAGGTAACACATGAAATATAATCAGCTTGTTGTTCTTCATCATTTCTTTTTGGACGGTTCATTGCTAAAGTAAAGCTTGTAACTGCTGAACCGTTTTGAGTTCTTCTAAGTTCAGGATCACGTGTCATCCTACCAACCATAACTACTCTGTTTATCATATTTTTTACCTCTATTTTGATTTTGAAGTTTTTGCTCTAATCTTGCCTTTGCTTCTCCCCTGTATGTAAGAACTCCAGCATTGCGTTTTCTAACATGTTCTTCATGCAGCATCTTGATTGACTCCTTGTCGTAACTGCATTCTTTAAATTTTTCGATATTTTTCTTAGCTTCCTGAGAATTGAAGAATCTAAATGGAAAGTTTCCATATTCTTCATCTTCAAAACTAACAATTACGGTGTAGGGTTCAATTAGTTCAATTGTGTAATCAGGAACTTCAATGTTAGAAATGATTTCAAGTATATTTGCTGGAAATGTTGATTGAGTTGATCTTTTGATAATTGCATTTCTAACTTGTTCAAAAGAATAATCTTTTAAAAATTCATACCATGTTGAGAATAGAGATTTGTCATTTATATCCAATGTTGAGCCTATATAAATATTTTTGTAAAATTTCAAAATCTCTCTTAATTCCTTTTTTTCCAAAATTTCTAAATTCCTTTCTGAGAGGTGAGTTACTACTATATATAACAATCTGCCAACTCGCTTTCGAAGCAATGTTATCTATGCACATGCTCTCACTCACTCGTTCTTTACGTTCTTTACGTTCTTTACGTTCTTATATAATAAAGATAGGGTGTCTATTTTTTATACAACGGATGTATAATTTTTAGACAACCGGTGTCTATTTTTTATACAACGGATGTATAATTTTTAGACAACAAATCCATTTATTTAATCTTGATATTTAGAATAATTAGGCACATAAATGGTGGTATCTTTATTGGATGTCTTATAATTAATATACGAACCTTCTTTTAGAATTTTCATAAATTTGTCTACTGTCATTCTTGTTTTCCACCCTAAATCATCTTTAATTTGATCCATTGTAGTAACGAAGGACCCAACCTCGCCACGTTTGCTATCAAAGGTGGCATTAAAGAGGCAATACGTGAATAAATGCCATGCTTTAGAATCTTTAAAAATAGGATCCTTCATTGCTTTTCTATACAGTTTTACATAGCCTTTCGTATCTACCTCTCTAGCCATTTCATTGTTAACATCCTTTCTTTTATAAATTTCCAAATTGTGATAAAATATATCTTGCCTATGTGGCAGAATGGAGAGTGGTCTTTTTGACAAAACTTTTGATTTTGCCCTGTTCTCTTATTGTGGGGACAACAAACTGATGCCTCGACAGGTCAACAGGCGTAAAAATAATTGCTCTGTAGTTTTCACTTTCGTGAAGGGAATCACGTTAATAACGCAGTGATGGCACACGCTAAAATGCTAAAGAACTACATCAATTCCCATGAATCATCAACTAACGGGCCAACCTTTAACTAGCTTTTTTTGAAGGCTATCATGCAGAACTGAAACTGCATAAGTGATGATGCGTACATAGAAGCATTATGCGCTATATAGTGTAGTGATTAAGCTTTATACTTTTTCGCTTGCATACGTAAAGAGTAAACAAATTCAGGCAAACGTCAGTAAGAATAGCGCTCTTATTGACGTTTTGTTTTGCCTAGAAAAATATTTTATCAACACTTACATTTGGAAATTTCTTTTTAAACTTCAATAGGAATTCATAGCTTGGAGTTTGATAACCACTCTCAACCTTGTAGTAATACGAAGGCGAAACCCCAATCTGAATTGCCATGTCTTTTTGCGATAACTTCTTGGAATTTCTAAATTCCTTTAACTTATCCATTTTGAAAACCTCTACATTGACATTGGATCAAAGTCATCAACTGGAACTTTTTCAGTTTGTTTTTCCTCATTGATGATGTCTTGCATTGTTGGTGCAGTAGTTGCTTCAATCGCTTGATGCACTTGAGGAGTTTCTTCTACAACAAAATTACTTGTTGTATCTTCAACACCCATTTCTTCAGGTACATACATTCCTTGGAATTCTGATGTAAAAGCTTCTCTTAAACATTGAGCAACTGCAACTTTTCTAATCATTGTTGCTGGCTTGCCACTCCATTGAGCGTTAACTGTTCCATCTTTCTTTTTACCAACATATTCATCAAGGGATACTTCTACACGTTCAGGTTCTCTGTCTTTTCTATAGACTTCACACCATCCGCCCACAAGTTCTTCTCTTGATGGAATATAGAATGTACCAACACGATAATCAATCTTACCTTCAGCAGTTAAAACAATGATTCCTGCTTTCTTTCCTTGATATTCGGGATGTTTATCTGCTCTTTTTTGATATACATCTTTAGAAACAACCATTGTCGCTGGTGAACTACCATATTTGATTAAATGTGCTTCTTTGATGAATGGATTTAATTTTTGAGCTGAACATAATGCAATGAATAGTTTGACTTCTTGATCACTTACATTACCTCCTCCAGCGACCAAATAAGCCTTTACGATTTTAGAAGATAGCTTGATTTCTCCTGTATCTGTTTTGATTGTTGTTACTTTATTTTCTCTTACTTCATTTGCTTGTTGTACCATGCTTTGTACTGCCATAATTTATTTTCTCCTTTTGTTTAGTGTTATAATTTACCTCGAAAGTGAGGTGAAACAGTGTCAGTAGTGCTAACAAAATTAGCTGATAAATTCTTATGTTCTACATATAAAACATTTCTAGAAAGGCGTGCTCAAGGTTATTCGTTAGACAGATCAAAACAATTTAAAAATAACTTTGAGCAACGAGAACCATATATTTTAGATTTTAATATCGAAGATGTTGGCGACATTCTAGATGAATTAAAATCCATTGGCTTTGTTAAGGAGTGGGTAAGTGGCGACTTCCTTCTCACAAATAATGCTATTATTTATATGGAAAAAAGATTTAAAAATGGTTTGATAGAACTTACAGATTTTATCGCTAAGTTTATTCCTTAGGACGTTCAGATAATGAATGTCCTTTTCTTGATGAAATAAAATCGCATTTGTAATCACCTTCAAACTTTAAAACTATTTGTGTACCTAGATAATCTGTTTCTGATGAAACGGACATAACTCCCTTAATTTCATGACCATTAACGAATAATTTTCCATTCTTATCTAAATAAACCTTATTCATAATTTCACCTCATAACTTTCTTTAATTGATTTCTTTAACGTTATATTTATTGACCACTCCTGTTTGAGGATCACTTAATTCTTTTTCAGTTAATTTCACTTCACCGAAATTGAATGTTGGATTGATGCTTTTGATTACATCCATGTATCTGTTCAACATTTGAAGTGCTGCTAAATCACCTTCGAACTCAAACGTTTTCTTCCATGTTCTGCCTTGGAACTTTTCAGGCGTTTGCTTGATTTCAGTAACGATATACTTATCATTTACGTTAGCAATCGTTTCATCACCACGCTTGATTGGTGTGTATTTAGGTTGATTTTCAACTGTTTGTGAAGCTTGTTTTTTGACTGCTTCCAACTCTTTTTGGTGTTGAAGTTCAGCTTCTTTTTGTTTCTTTTCAAACTCTTCCTTTTGATGTTGAAGTTCTGCTTCTTTTTGTTGGGCAACCGCTTGTGATTGCTTTTTGATGTTGTCTACTTCATCAGTAATCATTTCGGTTACTTTTGGTAATCCCTCAGTATTCAAAAGAGCTTGATATTTTTCTCTTGAAATGAGTTGTTCATCAACATTTGCGATAAGACATGCATTGGTGATTGTTTTTTCAGTCATTTCAAGGTTTAATTTGTCATTCTTTTCTTTTTCCATTAAAGCATTGAATTGTGCTTCAACTTGTTCTTCAAATTTCTTTTTGGATGTTGAAGCGTTAAGCCATTTTTCATCAAAAACGAACTGATCAGCATATTTCTTTGAAATCATCTTTCTAGAAATCAATACTTCTTTTAGTTGATCAATAGCTGCTTGACGTTCTTTTCTAAGAGCTTCTTTTTGCTTTTGAACAAATACATCCACATTTTCAGCCACAACACTTGCAGTATCATTTAAAGCTTTAACAACTTTATTTACCTTTGCTTCAAATTCTTGATAAGGCTCAATGTATGCTTTTTTGACTGCTTTTCTTTCATTTTCTAATTTTTTAGCATACGAACGATATAATGGAACCATTCCAGTTTTAGCTTTAACAAAATCTTTGTAGTTCTTTTCATCTACAACCACACCTTTTTTAGCTTCAATTGCTGGAATCAATTTGATCATTTCATCAATATTTGAGACAATCGCTTCATTTGCTGGTCTTTTTTGAACTTCTAATGAAAGGTGTTTTTCATCAATGTCAACGTGTTCTTCAATAACTTCAGCTTTGGCCTCAACGACCTTTTCTTCTTCAGTTGGTCTAAAGAATTCGATAACGCTGACAACTTTATAACGTTCATCTAACACTTGGTTAGCCGGTTGCCAGAAGATTGCATTATCTTGTTTTAAAATGACAAATGCTTTATCTCCTGGATATGTTAGTTTGACAACTGGTTCTCCATTCACAAGAAAGCAGTTGTTGATTGATAGGAAGTTGATAACTTTATCAAATTCTTCTTTGGTTGTGATTTTTACAGCTACTAGCTCATTAAGTAGCCCTGATTGAAACTCATTCATTTTCTTTTTTCTCCCTTCTACGATAAAAACTTATTTATGAAATACACTTGACCTTTACCTGTTACTTTAGTAGTCAATGTAATCCTTGTACTTCCATCTGGATTAGTAATTGTTCTTTCTTTGACTTCAAACAATCCAAGATCCATTGATTTTTGAGTAGGCTGATTGTAACGTTCACCCTTTTTAATTAGATATTCGTTTTCTCTCATCCACTCAAACAAACGATTTTGACCAATCTCATAGCCATTTTGTCTGATAAGCTTTGCCAACTGACCAATCAAGATTGATTCATTGCTGGCACTTACTGCATCAGCAAATAGAGCTTTAGGTTTCAATTCTTTATTTTCTAGTAACAATGCATCACATCGACTTTTTAAATAATCCATTGAACGTTGAACTAAAAATTCAGGATCATTTAATTTTTTCTCCATTTCATTGAATGCCTCAATATATTTAACTTTCCAATCAAGAGCTTCCTTTCCTGTGAATCCCATAACCAATAAGCTGAAACCATCTCTATTCATTAAATACATAGGATATTGTCTACCTCTATTTTCATAAGAAGTTTCATATATCATTGATTTCGTGGCTGAATTTTCAGCTACGAGATTTCCAATTGTTTGCAACACATTTTTGTGTTCTTTACCAAAATTTTTAGCAATCTCTAAGCTACTTACTAGCATTTGATTGTTTTCATATTTAATTTGAATTTCGTTCATATAGGCTCTCCTTTCTAACTGACTTCTTTTAATTCCTTATTCCTGTTTTCTAAAAATGGAGGTGGAGTTTTAGTTTTTATTAAATTCCAATACCACAATTCCGTTTTGAATAGATATTTAGCATCTAGTACCAAATCATCATAGTGTAGATAAACAACTCTTGTTTCTTGTTTTCCTGCACCATTGTTAGCCCAAGGAATATCAAGAATTGCATATAAAACAAAATGTCTTAATCCTGTTGTTATCATGTAATGCAAGACTTGGAAATAGTAAGTAATTGGAATGTGATCATTGGCCCATTCTTTTAACATTGCACCATTTTGAATAGTTGTTGATTTGATTTCCAATCCCCATTTTTCTTTGGTTACAATTTCAATCATTGCCCCATCTAAATTAGCTCTTAAAAATGGATATTTCTTGTTTGATAAACTGATATCTTTCGTATCAATCAAATCAAACTTGTTTTTATAAAGGACACCGAACAATTCAATGAGGATAGGTTCCAATGCATTTCCTTTTTCAATTGCTTCACTCGTTTGAAATACAGGCTTTTTAGCACCTGTCTTTTCCTCCCACAATTCATAGGGAGTCTTGTAATTATTGACGTTCATTACAATTCCTGCATCAGAACCACCGATTCCTTTACCTCTTAATTGATGCCAATGTTTTTCATCTTCTACACAATCGACATTACAATTAGGAAAAAACTCCTCATAGTTCGTAGCTTCCATTTTCTAGATCCTTTTTGCATTGTGCTAATTCCTGATTGAGATAACCAAGTTGAAGATAATCATCACTGTCTAGATGATCCTTACATTCCATGCAAATGATTGAACTCTCTAAATCAGCAACTCTTTCTTCTAATTCTTTCTTTTTCATCCTCTAAAGCTCCTTTAAATTGTTCTTGGATGTAGTTATCCAATTCATTACTGCAATGCATGAAAGCATTTTTAGCCGGTGTAAACATTTCTTTGACCTTTTCAATGTCAATATTGATTGGAGCCATTTCTAAGAAAAGACTTCCTAAGATGTTCCAATCAGCATCAGCTAATACCGAAAGTGCATCTCCATCTTTCTTGATGCTTAATTCTAATTTAAGTAATGGTACTGCTGGTCTTTCATCTGTTCCTGTTTCCTTTTCAGTTGAACCAATTTGAACAACCTTGACATCTGCACCTGCAGCTTTTGCGGTTTGGATGATGTCTTCTAAATCTTTTTTTGTCATATTCTATTCCTCTCTTTTAATATAGATTTCTACTGTGTACTTTTGCATTTTCGGATTGTCAACAAAGATATCTATCTTTTTTCCTTTGATAGCTCCTCCGCAGTCTTGAGCTACATATTCATTGCCATTAATCAAGACTATAGAACCATATGGAATGATTGAAGGATCTACCGCAATAGTTCTTCCTTCTTCAGCAATAGCACCTGTAGAAGTTAAACGACCGTATTGATCTTCTCCTGGGCCAGTAGTAAGTAATAGTAAACTGACCAAGAGTTCTTCATTTTTGAAGTTCTTCTAATTGAGCTATAAGATACTTGTTATCCTCTTGAACACTATCATATAAATCTTCAAAGCGGTTCTTATCGGCTAAAGCATTACTGTAATAATCTTCCAAAAGAGAAATCTTTCCCTTTTGTTGTTGAACTTTTGTTTTATAAGCATCCAATTTGTTTTGGTAGTAACAGATTGGAGCAATGATACAAAACATCACTAATATTGAAATAAGAAAATATGTTCTTTTTTTGACTTTCATATTGCATTTTCTCCTTTAATGACTTAGAATTTATTTGCTATGTTGTGTGCCTAGATATAGGCACCTTTTTTATATACTCCTGACCAAGATTGCTAAACAGTTAGCGATAAAACAACCGATAACAATAATCGTGGCCAAACCTCTTGCTGATAGTTTCATAAATCACACCTCCTTTTCGTTCACTTCAAACATTGCAATGTACTCACATTTTTTAAGAAACTTTTCCTCATGTGTTGTAAGGCCACCTGATAGAAATAAGTTTTTAACTTCTACTTCAAATCTTCCTGATTCATAGCCCAATTCAAAACGATTTCTTGGATAATCTTCTCTTTGAGAAATTCTAAGAATTGCTAGAAATTTTTTATCTATTTCACTCTTGATCATTTCTCTATCCGCACGAACCAGCATTTTTCTATCTCTTCTATCTTTGGCAATCTTATTTGCCAATTCATAGTAGGATTTTTGATACCATTTGAATTCCTTTAACATGTGGATTAAAACAGCAATGACAACAAACAAAATACAGCAGATGATAATTAATGAATTTTTACTCATAAATTTTCTTTTCCTTTCCATTACTAGCCATCAAGGAACCAACCTCTTAAATAAAAACTTGTATGGTATTAGTTCTTTTTTTATGTCTGTAGTTAGTAAATCATCAATGCTATTTTGTTATCGGAGGCCTTTGAGATTGGCTCCTTGATGACCAGTAATCTATTTAATTTTTTTTAAGCTAAATTATCTACATATTCTTTAGCTTTTTTTGCCTTGTGATAATTGCTTACGTCAAGACCTGCATACTTTCTTTGAAATTCCAAGATTTCTTGTTGACTGAATTTTCTACCACGCCCTAATCTGATAGGACGAAATATTTCAAGGTCAATAAAGTTAAGCAACTGGTCTCTTGAAATTCCTAAATCTTCACGTAGTTCTTTTTCGGTGAGCATCTTTGTTGGTCTGACTTCCATGTGTGTTTCCTCCTTTCAAAAATTTCCAAATTGTGATAAAATATTGTTACACTACGATATCGAAAGTTAATATCTAGTTAGGAGGTGGTCGCATGTTAAAAGCGGCTTTAAACTCCCCTATTCTTCTAAAATAAAATTTACACATTCATGTGCTAGCAGGTGATGCTTGTTTGTACTAGTGACAGCCAATTTATTTATATAAACGACTAGTACGTTTTCAAGAAAAACGGCTATTTTATAAACTGTAGCTTTAAGGTAAATTCTATTTGTCTCATTGTAGGGTAACAAAGCAGATGCATACTGCTTTAAGTTTGAGACTTGATAAGTGTTGGATATCAAAGAAGTAAACAAATCGTGCAGCCGTTAGTACCAACACTACTAATGGCTTTTTTATTTACTGAAAAATATTTGATCAACACTCGCATTTGGAAAACTTCTCTTAAATTTTGCTAGAAATTCATAACTGGGATTTTGATAACCACTTTCCACTTTGTAGTAGTACGATGGAGAAACGCCTATTCTCTTAGCCATGTTCTTTTGAGACATATGCAAGCTCTCCCTGAATTCCCTTAATTTGTCCATTTAGATTTATCCTTTCTATAACGTGTTTGATAAAGCAACAATAACAACCGCAATTTCCGATTGCTTTCTTGTTTTTGCTTGTGGGGTTACGTTTTTCCAGCTCGCTATTCTGTCTATAGCATTTCTTAAAACAGCCATGGTAATTGGATATCTTTGTTCAACATTTTCCATTTTTCTTTTCTCCTTTCTTAAACTCCAAATTCTTGTATTTAATAAAGTGTCTTTTTAGGAAACTTTATTAAATATCAGTTAAAATATGTTTGTGCTTGATAGAAATAAGCGTTGTAAATCATGGTTTACTTATCGTTAAAAAAAATATAACTTACAGATTTCCCAAGAGCGTTTGCTATTGAGGTCATTGTTGTATTTTTTATAACCGACTCCTCATTATTTTCTAATTTTGAAATATATGGTCTTGTTAAGCCAGATTTACTTGCAAGTTCCCCTTGTGTCATTTTCTTTGCAACACGAGTCTCTTTAATTCTATTTCTCATATTCCACCTCCTGTAACTCATGTTTTACAATTAAAGTATAGCGTGGTTTACATATATTGTCAACTATGAAATACATTTTAATAGTACTTTTTTGTTTGTATTAATGTTAACTGTGGTTTACACTTATATTAAGGAGATGTTATTTATGGAAAACACACTAGGAAAGTATTTACATAGCGAAAGAACAAAAAGAAATATGAGCCTAAGAGAATTCTCTGAATTATTAGGAATAAGCCATACATATCTTAATAAACTCGAAAATGGAAAAGATCCAAGAAATGGAAAGCCTGTTTCACCTACCATAGAAACTTTAAAAGAAATAAGTAAAGCTCTTCACGTTTCGTTAGAATATTTATTGGAAGTGTCTGGATATGTAAAAGGAGAAAATATTGATACCGAACATCAATCGTTTGCAACACCTCAAGAAGCACTATCGTTCATTTTAAAACAAGAAATGATTGCTGATTTTGGTGGGTACGACTTAGAATCTATGTCTGACGATGAGATTAACGAAATGGCTGAAGATGTAGCCAATATGCTAAAAATTGTTTCCAAGAGACACAAAAAATGATAACTGTAAATAATTCATTTTCTTTAAAATTAAAAGAGCTAAGACAAAAAAATAATTTAACGCAAGATCAATTAGCTGATGAATTAAATACTCGTTATCATCTTAATGAGTCTAAAGCAACAATATCTCAGTTTGAACATAACAAACGTATTCCTGATTTAGATAGATTAATTAATATTGCTGATTATTTTCAGGTATCTTTAGATTATCTTTGTTCTAACAAATCAAATGATAATGTTAGATGTACTAATCCAGGAACTAGAATAAAGAGATTAATAAAAAAGAACGGACTATCTCAAAAAGAATTTGTGGAAAAATTTAATGAAAAGTATGGTTATTCAGATTCTGAAGCAACAGTCTCTCAATATGTAAACAATAAGCGAACACCTGAAATTGACAAAATGGTAAAAATTGCAAATTTCTTCAATGTAACACTTGATTACATAATGTGTAGAACTGATGTTGATAGTGATATGTCTATTTACGACAAACCAAAGGAAAATATATCTTTCTCTACCCCGCAAGAAGCAGTTTCATTTATTCTTAGTCAAAAAGTAATTGCCGATTTGGGAGGATATTCACTTGACTCTATTTCAAATACTGAAATTATGGAAATGACAAACGATATAATTGATATATTTTGTATTATTTCTAGAAAGCACAAATAATTATTATTTAAAGGAGTGTGCTTATGGATGAATATAGAATATAAAATCAAAGATTTAATTAAAAAATACAATACCTCAAACGTTAAAGAGCTTGTAGATCATCTTGATATTTCAATTGAATATCAAAATTTCAAAGCAAAAACTTTAGATTCAAGACTAATAATACACAATTCTCAAGGGTTTATATTTATTAGAAACGATTTAGATTACTCATATGAGAATTTTCTAATAGCCCATGAACTTGGACATTACATATTGCATTATGATGAAAACATCAGTTTTAATTTTCTAAGGCGAGTCTATAAAACTCGTTTAGAAAGAGAAGCAAATGAATTTGCTATTAGATTACTGATGTACGAAGAACTACATAATATAAAAGAACTAGAAAATATTGAATTTATTGTAAAAGAAAAAGGAATACCGCTTAAAGTGTGGTATTCACTGAATGAGAAAATTATTTAGGAGGTTAAGATAATGAATACAATCATTAGTATTATTGTAATTATACTTATATTTATTTTTATTGGATATTTTATTGTTGACTATAAAAAAAACAACTCACTCTCAGTAAAAGAGTACATCAATAATAATTTAGACAGTATATTTTTTTCACTCGGTCTATTATTTTCCCTTTTTGGTTTCATAGTTATGATTAGTAACCTTATAGAATTTATTTGTCACTTAATAAAAAATAATTCTGGTGTTTATAATGGATTTGCTATTTTAGCATTTGGTATTTCATTATTTAGCATAGGTGAATCTATACAACAAACAAGAAAAAGTAATGAGGAGACCATTCAATTTAAAGATCATCGTCAGCCGCGTCACCGAAGTCAGCGGGCGCGGTTTCTCGCTGGA